GTAGTTGTCTAATGGGCTTAGCCATGTCGACGTGCTATTGCGGGGGTGTTGATCATTTGACACTGGCTGACAGGGCCGGAAAAACGCGGCCAGCGTTTCGGAAACCGCCAAACGACGTGGGTTTCAGTGATTAGCCTGGAAAAAATGGGCGACCGAATGTTTTGACGGAAAATAGTCTAATTCCGCAAGAAAACGCGGGATATTTGACACTGTAGTGAACAGAATACTGGCGGTTGTAAACGGGCGGATGTCGATCATCTGCCCGTTTTTCGTTCACCATGACCAACTGGCGCCGGGATCTGATCGGCAACGCTCGACTTCCCACAGATAGCGCAACGCTGATTCCAAGGCTGCATCGTTATCAACAAGGCGATCGAATATCCCGTCGTTACTAGCTGCTTCCATGGTCAGCATATTAAATAAGCGCTGGACCAACTGGCCCCGTGCGTTGTCATCGATCGACTCCGGAATCCATGGCAGGCGTTTCATTACCAGCAGGATGCGGGTAATGAAGGCGATCGACGGCGCCAGTGATTGAATACCAAGCCCAAATTTCAGGCCATTCTTGTCAACAACGGGCTCGGCATGGACATATTGGCTAGTTGGCTGCTCTGCTACATAAATAGTCGCTCCTTGAGCACTGACGGATTGCTCCTGTTGCATACCATTCTGGTATTGAAGCTGAGTACTTTCGTCATTTCCATCTTGCCACCACTCGCGTGGCCTCCCTGTCGCTGCACATAAGGCGTCCAAATTTTCGCCACGCGGCATGCGGTCATGCTTTATCCACTCATGAACCGTTTGAGCAGGAAGGTCGTTACGTATTGCCCATTTATTGACTGGCTCATCGCCGATCAGGCTCATCAATTTTTTTGAAATTCCTGGCATCCGAAAACCCTCTGTCAATTCGGATGATTGGTCGCCAATTTATTCGGACGCATCCGAATAAAACAATCCGAATTAAAACAACAAGTTATAAAACAGCACCCGAGAAGTCGGGAAAATTAATTCGGATGCTGTTGACGTTCGGTCCGAGTCGGATTCTAATGCGTACATGACCACGTTACGCACCCTTAAAAAACCAGCCCAAAAGGACTGGCATAAAGCCGACATCAAGGCGGCAATCGAGAAGGCAGGTTACACGCTGCGCGAACTTTCTCGGTTGCACGGGTATTCACCCACCTACTTCGCCGAGGCCCTGCATCGCCCAATACCGCGCGCTCAAGCCATTCTGGCCGAAGCGATCGGCATTGCAGCGCCAAAAATATGGCCAAGCCGGTACGAAGCGGATGGCTCCCCGAAGCGCGGCCTTTACGACCAAAGTCACGTGAACGGCCGCGATTACCTGTCGCGGAGTGTACGCAATACGCGGATTTGTCGCAAAGGCAAATCGGATTCAAAAGCGCGGGTTTCATGATGTCACTCCTTTTTCCCTTGTCACGAACCCAGTTTGGGTCATCCGTGTCCGGACTACTAGTCGTGAATTCGGATGCTCGTCTTAACGGGAGTTCCAAATGACGTTTCCCCGTCGGAAGCGCCCCGTGCGCATCCCTTCCAGCCTCGCAGATGCAGTCCAGGCCAACCTCGATTACGCAATCAAGCATCACAACCGTGGCGTCAAGCGTGTCGCTGATCTGATGGGTCTGGAACTCAGCACGCTATACAAGAAGATTGGTGAGAGCCGTATCACAGTTGGCGAACTGGCCACCTTCGAGCATGCCTGCGGCGCTACTTATCTCACTGAATACCTGTGCGCACAGGCTCATTTGTTGGCCGTTGAAATGCCCGCAGGACGGAAGCTGCAAGCCGTCGATGCCATGGATCTGCAGCAGCACTTCGCCGAAGCAATGGCCTTGTTGATCGGTTTCTACAAAGGCCAATCAGACCAGGAAGAAACTCTCAATAGCCTATCTGGGCTGATGGGAGAAATCGGTTGGCACCGGGCCAATGTGGAGCGGGCAAACAGCCCTGAACTGGCGCTGTTTGGGGGCGAAAAATGAGCGCCAAATCTCTCTCCATCTGCATGGTTTTCGTATGAAAGCCCATTACTCAGCCGCTGAACTGGCTAGCCAAAAGCTTCCAGGCCTACCAGGAACGGAGCGGAATATTCGGGCGATGGCCGATCGTGACGGTTGGTCATTCAACGAGGTCCCCGCCCGAGGGAAAAACGGTATCCGTCGTGAATATGCAATCACATCGCTTCCCGATGCCGCTCGGCTCGTCTTGGCAGAAGCTGCCGCCGAGGCTCCTATCGTTGCGGTTTCGCACCCGGAACCCGTTCCTGCAACGGCAGATCAACCGCTCAAAACCAGTCAAATCGACGCCGAGATAGCTCGCGATCGCATCTTTAAATTCGTGGCCGACTTTGGCGGCTCTGAGCCGCGCGCCATCGACTATCTGAATGCTGGATATCACGCGGAAACACTGCCCGATGCCCTGCAATGGGCAATGAACAACGCCTGGAACAAGCGCCGGTCGGATACGCGCCTGACGCGAGACACCCTGCAGAAGTGGAAGGCAATCAAAAAACAACGTGGGCGGTCAGCCCCACTCGTTCGGCAGAAGGACATGGCCGTCAAACCGTGGCATGCGCTGGCCATAGCGCTCAAACAGCGGCCGCAAGGTTCGTGCATCACCTGGATACACGAACAAATCGAGAAAAACTGGAATACGACCTGGGGATCGACGCCGCCGACTTACGACATCGTGCGCCACTTTTTTGCCGAGAAATTCAGCCAAATCGAGCAATTGAAGGGACGCTACACCGGATCGGAACTTTCTCCGCATAAGCGTTACAACCAGCGGACGAGTGCCGGCATGTTGCCTTGGGATGAACTCCATGCCGACGGCTGGAATACCCACTTTACCGCGCCACACCCAGTCACCGGTGATTACGTGACCTACGAAGTCTGGCACGCGCACGATGTGGCCACGCGTTATGTGCCGCCGCTGGGCATCGGCCTGACAGAAAACTTTGAAGTGATCGCCAAGTGCATCGAGCTGGCGATCCGCGACGGCGGCTGCATGGCGATCCTGCAGACGGACAGCACAAAAATCGTCAAGAACAGCGCCAAGATGAAGACAGATCCGGCAACAGCGCTGGCAGAACGGGTTGGCTTCACCATCGTGCACCCCGTCAAGGTAGGCAATAGCCAAGCCAATGGTATCGCGGAAAACTGGAACGTGTGGCTAGGCAGGGAGGCAAAGGAGTTGGCCACCTACCAGGCCAACGATATGGATAGCCTGACCTTCAAGCGGATCAAGAAGATCACGGCAAAGGCAGTCAAGGCCTACAAGGCCAACGAAATCGAGGCCTATGAAGCCGCCATCGCAGAAGCGGCAAGGATGGGTAAAGGACTGGTCCTGCAGAGCTATGAGCAGGCCGTTTCATGGCTGGAGTCCAAGCGTCAGAAATGGAACGCTAGACCCCACAGCAGCCTGCCGAAACTGCGTGATCCAGTGTCCGGAAAACTACGGAACATGAGTCCCAACGAAGCGTTGGAAGCCGCTCGCGCAAACGGCTGGAGCCCGGACTTATTCAGCGAAGAGTATGTCGTAGCGCTGTTTCGGCCGCATACCCGCGTCACGGTTCGTCGCGAAACAGTCACCCCATATCCAGGCATGCGCTACAAAAACGACGAGATCCTGGGCGACTGGAACGGCAAGGAAGTCGTCGTCGCCTACGACATCATGGATTGGCATCAGATCTGGGTCAAAACACTGGCTGGCGAGCCTATCTGTATTGCGGAATTCGACGAAGCGACGGGCTATCGCGCCCAAAGCGCCTACGACGCTGCCAAAGAAAAGCGGGCCAACCAGCAGATCAAGCACCGCGAGCGCCAGATCGAGACCATTCGCGAGCGCAATGGCCTGGATGTCATTGACGGCGAGTCGGTTCGCATACCGGCCAATCAGGCCTCGCTCACCCAGGTGGATGTGGCGCCGCGTTTATCCGACGCGGACCTGGCAGAGGTTGAAGCCCGTCAGAACAAGGAAAAACCAAAGGACATGCTCGATCTCGCGATGTGGCTGTACGGCGATCAGATCGATACGGATCGGCGTGATCCGGGTAAGGAGTCGGCAGCCGGTTAGTTGGAGCTATCCGGCCACCATTTTTGTAGCACAGCAACCAGGAGTTTACATGAAACACCAATTTGTAAAGACAGAAAATCACCGCCGCTTTCTCTCCAGCGTCGCCATGTTGGAAAACCGCGCTGCTTCTGAGCGCTGCATCCTGCCGGTGATTGGGAAGCCGGCTGTTGGAAAAACCCGGACCACTGACAACTGGGGAAGCCTCAACGACGCCATCCTGATTGAGGGTGTGCCAGGCATGAGCCTGCGCTATCTGAAGGATGCGCTGAAGGCTGAAACCAACATTCACGAAAAGGCGGCTTACGCCGAATTTGTCGCATTCGTGAATTTTTTCGAGAACGATGGTCATCCCCGTCCAATCATTCTCGACGAGTGCCAGCACGGCTTTCTGAATAAGGCAGAGTGCATCGAGTACCTGCGCCGCATCGCCGAGAAGGCCAAAACCATCCTGGTCATTGTCTGCCACAGCAGTGAATCGAGGCTGTTGGAAAAGTACGAGCACATCAAAACCCGCATCGGATGTGTTTGCGAGCTGCAACCGCCGAAGCTCGAAGACACGGCATTGTTTGCGGCTGAATTGTGCGAAATCGGGCTTGATGCCGCACTGGTGGCCGAAGTGCATAAACAAAGCGGGGCTCGTTACCGGTTGATTTCGGACGCACTGTCGAATCTTGAGCGCATCGCCGCAAAGTTGGGCAAGAAGAGCCTATCCCTTACTGATGTGGCCAGTATTCCCCTCTGCCAAGACTGGGAAAAGGCACTGAAAAACAAAGGGGGGAAATAATGGCCCTATCGGCTCAAACCATCCTGCACCTGGTCGCAGGCGGAAATGAACAGCTCGAGCAGATCGCCAAAGCCACCGGAAGTCCCAAGCATGATGTGGTCAAGGCTATTCAGCGAATCAAAAAGCGAGGCCTGATTGAAATCAAGTCATCGGGAGTCTACGCGCTGACTGCTGAAGGTGTTGATTGGGTGAAGGCTGGAAAGGTCATCAAGGCCGGACAGGGAAAACGCCCACGCACTGCGACTCGGGGCCTGCGCCAGCGCGCCTGGTGGGTTATTCGGGCCCGCCGTTCTTTCACCGTTCCCGAGTTGCTTTCCACCCTTGCCGATGGATCGGAAAAAGGGGCCTCAAGCAATCTGAGTAGCTACATTGGGCCGCTGGTCAAGGCCGGTTTCCTGAACGTTTCGACCAAACGAGACCCCGGCCAAGCACTGACCAGCCCCGGCCACCGGCGTTATCAGATCGCCCGTGATAACGGCCGCTTGGCGCCGGTTATTCGGCAAAAGGATCGCGTCGTTTTCGATCCGAATACAGAGGAAACGTTTCCGATGGGAGACGTGCAATGAGCCGCGCATTCGAACTTGCCTTTGATCAGATCGCAGCCGGCAAAACCCGCCAGCAGATTGCCGTCGATATCGGTTACAGCCGCCCAACTATCTCGCGCTTTATGAGTGGCACCTATGGAAAGGGCGTCGAGAAGGTAGAGGCCGCCATTCTCAAGGCCTACGACAAGCACGACTGCCCACATACCGGGGAAGCCGTGGCCTCCGATATCTGCCGCAAAAAAGCACTTGGGCCAAAGCCCTTTGGTGGCAACGCACGCCAAATCTGGTGGGCCACCTGCCAGGCCTGCCCCCACAAACCCACCCAGGAAGGAGCCGCATCATGATGCATGTCGTTACGCAAACCTTGCCGCGTCTGTGCAAGGGAGACGGCCTGGAAACCGCCCGTGCGGTTGCCTTGGCCGAAATCGATGTCCATATCGACAACCTCAAGCGCTGCCTTCACTGGCTGATCGCCGCGGGCGTTTCCGTGATTTCTGTCGATATGAATCGCGGTACCGACCAGCCGCTGATCACCGTATCCGCCTCGGATTCGTTGCACCAGCTGTTCGGTGAAGACTGCGCCTTCGGCGGTCGCCGCCGCGAGAACTCGTTGATTGTCGATACCTGGCTGGCCCAGCGCCACGGCTGCACGATTCGCTGGCAGGAGGTAGAAGCATGAAAGCGATCAAGCGCCTTGGCCTTGCGGTCAAGTTCTACAGCAAGTTGCGCTACAGCTGGAACCTCGCCTGGGTGAAGGCCGCCCGATGAGCCGCAAACCATGGTCCCCGCCCGAGATTGAAATGCTAGGCAAGCGCTATGCAGATGAGCGCGCCAAGGATATTTCATCCGCTCTTGGTCGCTCGGTAGCATCGGTTTACGGCATGGCCAACAAGATTGGCCTGAAGAAATCGGAGCCTTTCAAGGAATCCATCCAGAGCGGCCGCCTGATAGATGGTGTGCGCGGGAAAAGCACCCGTTTTCAGGCTGGCCAAGCGTCCTGGAACAAGGGGAAGTCCTTTCCTTCACGCGGCCGGTCGGCTGAAACGCAATTCAAGCCCGGTGTCAGGCAAGGGCAGGCCGTCAAGCTTTATCAACCGATCGGCGCCGAAAGAATCAGCAAGGACGGCTACCTGCAGCGGAAGATAAATGACGACCTGCCGCTGCAAAAACGCTGGCGCGGCGTCCATCTCATCCTTTGGGAAGAGATCAACGGCCCCCTTCCTGCTGGTCATGCCCTAGTTTTTCGGGACGGTGACAAGACCAACATCGTCATTGGAAATCTTGAACTGATAACCCGCCGTGAGCTCATGGCACGCAACACCGTTCACAACCTGCCGCCTCAACTCAAGGAAGTGGTCGACCTCAAGCGCCACATCACGAGACACATCAACCGAAAGGAGAAAGAACGTGCCAAACACGATTGAAAACCTGCGGGAAGTCCTGTTCTTCACGCTCGAAGGGCTGCGCGACAAAACAAATCCGATGGATATCGAGCGTGCCAAAGCCATCACCGACGTTGCGCAGACGATCATCAATAGCGCGAAGGTCGAGGTAGATGCCGCTCGCGTGCTGAATACCAATCAGCAGATTCCCTTCCTCGTGCCTGGCGCTACTCAGGTTTCGGCAACTGGGCATGGACAGAAGACTGTCGAGCAGCGCCCCGGCTACAGCGTCACAACGCACAGGGCTTCATGATGACCCGCCATCGCCAACCCCGCGCTGCCCTCGGTCGTCCCGCCGCCGACCACGGCGTCAGCCCGGGCAGCACCGCCCACCTGATCCTGCTCGCCCTGCGCGGCGCCGGCGGCATGTCTAGCGACCAGGTCTGCGCCCGCTTCGGTGGTCATCAGTCCGGCGCGCTGTACCGCCTGCAGGTCGCCGGCCTCGTTGCCATGCCACCCACCGGCCACAAAGGCAAGCCGATCAGCCTCACCGACACCGGCCGCGCCCTGACGTCCCCCGACGGCCCGCTGGCTCGCCGCAAAACCCTCATCACCTACTGCCAACTTTAGGAGACACCATGGCAATCACCATCACCGAAATCCGCGCCGCGGCCCAGCGCCTGGCCGACACCCACCGCGACTGCGTCAGCCGCGCCACGGCGCTGGAAAGCGCCATCGCCGAAGCCATCACGCCGATCTACGCCGCCCACCGCGTCGGAATCGCCGCCGCCGCCGAAGAAGAAGCCGCCGCCAAGGCCGACCTGCAGCGCCTGGTCGATGCCGCACCGCAGCTCTTCACTCGGCCGCGCAGCATCACCCAGGACGGCGTCAAGTGCGGCTTCCGCAAGGTTGAAGACCAGCTCGACTGGGATGACGAAGCAAACGTCATCGCCCGCATCCGCGCCCTGCAGCAGTTCGCCGACATGGCCCCGGTCCTTATCCGCACCGAGGAAACGCTCAACGTCGCCGCGCTGGAAGAACTCGACCACAACGCCCGGCGCCAGCTTGGCATCCGGCGCATCCCCGGCGTCGACCTGTCGTTCATCGGCTTCACCGACAGCGACGTCGAGAAGATGGTCAAGGCCATCATCGCCGACGCGGCCAAGCGCCAGGGCGAAGACGAAGCCCCGAAGAAGAAGGGCAAGGCGAAGACCAAGACGAGCGAGGTGGCGTGATGGCAGCGCCTAAAAAGGCCGTACCAATGTGCGTGGTCAGTATTGGCTTTTCGCTTGATTTGATGCTGCCCACGTCGGATGGAATGAAGCTTATCGATATCTTGCAGCGTTCAGTCAAGGTCAGCTGTGATTTTACCGGCCGCGACTATGCCTACACGATCCAGGATCAACCGACCGCTGAATTCAAGACAGTTAATGCCAGCCAAGTGCGTTCTGGCCGCGGTTCCGATGGCGTTGTTTCGATTGAAGACAGGAGGGTTTCGTGATGTGGTTCCATAACCTACAGATCTACCGCCTGCCCACCCCCTGGGCCATCACCGCCGAGCAGCTGCGCGAGCAGCTTGCCCGTGGCCTTTTCTTCCGCTGTCCAGGGCATGAAATGCAGGCCCGTGGCTGGGCGCCGCCGCGTAACGATGGCGAGCTGCTCCATGCCATGAATGGTGCGTGGATGATTCGCCTCGATGTCGAAACCCGGCTGCTCCCGGCATCCGTCATTAACGCCGAAGTCCGCGCCCAGGCTGACACGCTTGAAGAAACGCAGGGCTATGGCTGCGGCCGCAAGCAGCTCAAGGAACTGCGGGAAAAGGTCACGAGCGAACTGATGCCACGCGCCTTCACCAGCCGCCGCGCCACTCACGTCTGGATCGATCCGAAGGCCGGCTGGTTTTGTGTGGATGCCGGCACGCCGGCCAAGGCCGACCAGGTCATCGAGCATCTACGTCATTGCCTGGATGACTTCCCGCTGACCCGCCTTGTCACCCAGGTCTCCCCGCAGAGCGCCATGGCTGACTGGCTGGCTGGTGGCGAAGCGCCGGATGGCTTCACGATCGACCGCGATTGCAATCTCAAGGCGGCCGGCGAGGAAAAGTCCCAGGTCAGCTACAAGCGCTGCCCGCTCGATGCCGACGAAGAGATCGGCGGCGAGATCAAGGCCCACCTGGCCAGCGGCAAGATGCCGACCAGCCTGGCGCTGACGTGGGACGACCGGATCTCGTTCGTGCTCGATGAAAAGCTGACCATCAAGCGCCTGGCCTTCCTCGACCTGCTCAAGGAAGAAGCCGCACAGGATGCCGAGACGGCCGACGACCAGTTCGCCGCTGACTTCGCGCTGATGACTGGCGAGCTGGGGCGCTTCCTGCCGGCGCTGATCAAGGCCTTGGGTGGGGAGGTGACGCTATGACCAAAGCTAATAGCAGCGGCACCATGTGCGAACAGATCCGTTTTCGCATGGGCTGGAAGTTACCAGCCGAACGGAAAGCCAATCCGGAGCTGGCGGTGGCGGGCAGGCGTTGCGATACCTGCAAGTACCACTACCTCAAAGAAATCCCCAACCGCGATGGTGAATCCAGCCCGAATTACTCGCCGTACTGCGGCCATCCGCATGCCTATGGTGAATTCGGTCATGCCACCCGCGCCACCGCTGTTTGCGACAAGTGGGACTGGAAGCCATGACCACTCTTGCCCACATCCACGAAATCAGCGTTGCCATCGAGAAGACGCTGGGCGCCCTGCAGCAGCATGCCACCGACGAGAAGGCCGCGCGTGCCGCGTTGCTTGAGCTGTACATCGCCGGCATCAACCAGGGCAAGGCAGAGAGCGAACATACGGTGCAGGCCATCTGCGACAACACCGCCAAGGCGCTGCTGCTCAGCAAGGAAGCGCTGAAAGCCATTGTGGCGCTGGAAGAAGAGCCATGTCACCCGGCGTCCTGATTCCCACCAATGAGGCCCTGAAGGCGCTGCTCAAGCAGTACCGCTCGGGTGCATCGCTGAGCCAGGCGCAGCTGGACTGCCTGGTGCAGCACGGGGTGCTGGCCACCGGCAACGGCGCGTACTGGGGCACTGCGCGCGCCCACAGCCTCTTACCGAAATGACCTTATGAAACACCGTCGAATCACCTTTTTTACCAACCTCCTTGAAAAGGAAAGCAACGCAATGAACCAATCCGAACTGATCCTCAAAACCGCCCAGACCACGGGCGTCAGCAAGAAAGATGTCGAAGCCGTGCTCAAGACGGCGGGCGATATCGTCACGGCTTCCCTGGCCGAAGGCGGCGAAGCCGTACTGCCTGGCATCGGCAAGCTCAGCGTTTCCCAGCGCGCCGCCCGCACTGGCCATAACCCGAAGACCAAAGAGCCCATCCAGATCCCGGCCAAGAAGGTGCCGCACTTCAGCGCGGCCAAGGCCCTCAAGGACGCCGTCGCCGGCTAACTCGAAACCCTCGCTTCAAGCCCGTTAATCGCGGGCTTCTTGAGATGGTTTTAACGGAGATTGAGATGAAATTGACCAAGGAACAGAAGGCCGAGTTGATCGAGAAGCTGGGCCATCCTTATGGCTGCGTCACTTTGATGTGCGATGGCTACAGGATTTTCCTGCGGGTCGAACGGGCCAGCCAGCTCGCTTACCGGGTTGTCACCTACGTGAATGGCGAGTGGAAAGGTGTGTGGTGCTCCGGGATCGATAGTCATCCGGAGCAAAAATTTCTCAATCGAAAAGAGACTCCGCTGGCCAAGCCATCTGAGAAAGCCAAGATGGAAAAGATACTCGGAAAGCGAGCGGTCGCGAAAGACCCTTGGTTCACGAAAAAAATCGTAACTTTTGATTTGAGCTGGGCATCCGGCAAGACGGCGATCAACCACCTGGTCAAGGTTTGCGATTCCATCGAGATCCTGGCCGACGAGGCGGCATCCTGATGCTCGACTGGAAACCCCACACCTCGCCGCCACCGGACTATCTGGCCACCGTCCTGGTCGCTTATGGCCCCGAGCTGGGCGTCGATAACGGCTTCGTCGGGCGCATGTACGAGGTTCGGCTCGGCCATATCCGCTGCGAACAAACCGGTTGCCCGCCCGCACCGCCGTACTGGTGGTGTTACGAACACGAAGTCCTTGCAGGCATTCCTGGAGTGAAACTGCCATGACCCAAACAGCCTGGGATCAACTCAACCTGGCCGCCAAGCGCGCAGCCTTTCCCTTGCGTGCGCCGCGCAACCTGACGCTGGCCTGGTGGCCGGTACATGTCTTTGCTGCTGCGGTCGATGGCTATTTCGAGGCGTTCTTTATGGCCCTGACGCCGCGGGCGGCAGGGGCGGTATCCCTTGCGGATGCGGTGATGACGCCGCCCGGGAGCGAGCTGTGAGCAGCATCGGCCTGCGCAAGGCCGCGCGCATCAAGGGCATCCATGCGGCGTGTCGATCGGCCGGCATCGACGATACCGAACGCAAGCGCCTGCAGCTGCAGATCACGGGCAAGGAAAGCCTGACCGCGATGAGCTACGACGAGGTCAATCGCGTCCTCGATCACCTCAACAAGGCCGCCGGCTACCAGGAATACGATGGCAAGCCGAAGTCGGTGGATGCCGATCCTCAGCTGCAGAAGATCGAGGCGCTGCTCGCCGACATGAAGCTGCCCTGGGCGTATATCCACCGCTCGAAGTTCGGCCCGACCATGGTTAAGAAGCTGACCGGAAAGGATCGCATCGAGTTGGCCGACACGGCCGGCAAGCAGGCGGTCATCACCGCCCTGGTCAAGCGCCAGCAGAAGGTGAATGGCTGATGAACGATACCGTCGACATCGAG